TTTCACAATTGTTGTCGCTTTCATGTATTTTAACACCACTTTTTGGACATCTATTTGTTTTATGACTTTTCATAATAAAAATATATCATATTATATTTTTAAATAAATGATTGCAATAATAAATAATTGCAGAAAATAAATAAATATATAATTCTATTACAATATGGCAAAAGCCTTGCGCGCGGATTTGGTATTTTCTTATTGGATATATGCATGGTTCATATTGTATGCATGTAAATATCTAAAATATAGTCCTAAATTTGCTTTAATTTTAGGATTGGTTGACAATGCAGTCATGTTACTACTGATGTGTTTATTTGGAACGAGTGCAAGAACAAAATTTTATTTTGTAATAATAAATACGATAATAAAGATTTTACCATTATATTATTTAAGACAAGAGAGAATAACGTGGAAAGATGTACATTTTACGTGTGGCTTATTTTTTATATTTGTTGTTTGGCTTCATATTAATGAACAGAGCTTGATAGGTAATATAAAAATAATACATGATTCGTTGTTATATGGAAAGAATGAAACCCCCTTTATGAGTCTTCTCTCTAGCATAGAAAAAAATTATAAAAATATACAGGTCTTGTAAGGATTATTTTAAACAGTACCCCTATTTTATGTATATGTATCAATTATACTTAAAAGCATAATTAGTATTACAATAAATAAAATGAAGGTTGCAATTGTTTTACACTTGCTGTTTTCGTCTCTTGCTATGTCAACCGGGTTTTTAGTTAATTTAGATAGAACTCCGCGGGTAATACATAGCAAAACTTTTTATAAAAAAAATACTAACCCATATGGTAAAAAGTATTACGATGAACTTTTAAATAGGAAAAAAAAGGAAAGTGTCCAACCAATTCCTTTAAAATTCAAGTACCCAGTTTCAAGGTTATATTTTGAAGAACAGTTAAAACGATTGAATTCAAAAAATATAACACTGCAACATAATAGTATATTAAACCATGATAGACCTTACAATGACGATTACGATTACGATTACGAAGACGATGGCGATGACGATGACGACGAAGAAGATGATATATTTTCAGCCAATTTTCCCAATGATAATATGCCGTCTTTACAGATTCATTTAGATAGTAATTTATTGGAATCTTTGGGTATTAAACTAGATAACCAGCAGAATGATAATGAATATGACAGCGGTCCTCAAAACAATTATTTTAATAGAAAACAATCCACGAAAAAAAATGCCAAGTCCCAAAACTTTGAAGTAATTACAAAGTCTAATTTTAAATTTAAAGATGTGGGTGGATACCATAATGTGAAAGATGAATTGACCCAGTGCGTAGATATTTTAAAAAATTATGAAAAGTACATCAAATATAATGTGCGTATTCCCAAGGGACTAATTTTGGAAGGCCCACCCGGAACAGGTAAGACATTATTGGCAAAAGCATTAGCAGGAGAAGCCGATTGTGGTTTCATAGCAGTTTCCGGGGCAGATTTTCAAGAAAAATATGTAGGTGTAGGTTCATCGCGAATAAAAGAAATGTTTAAATTGGCAAGCGAAAATCTGCCTTGTATAATATTTATAGACGAAATAGATGCAGTAGGGCGTAAAAGGTCAACCGATGGTGAAAGTTCATCTAATGAAAGAGATTCTACATTAAACGCATTATTAGTGGAGCTAGATGGATTTAAAAACAACACCGGTATATTTTTGGTTTCAGCGACAAATAGAATAGATTTATTAGATAGCGCGCTGACAAGACCGGGTAGAATAGACAAAAAAATATACATTGGACTTCCAGATACTGTAACAAGAAAAGCGATTATTGATATACACATCAACGGGAAACCGCATGAAAGTTCAATTAAAATAGATGAATTAGTTGAATTTACCGAAGGGTTGACAGGTGCACAAATAGAAAATTTGTTAAATGAAGCCATGTTGAATGCGTTGAGATATAGTAGACATAAATTTACATTTAAGGATTTTGATTTAGTTTTGAATAAGATGATGGTAGGGTGGCAGCCCAATGAACATGAATTTACTTCGGAAATAATTGACCACATAGCCATACATGAAATGGGACATGCAATAGTGGGTATATTTTCCAAACATCATTCAAAAATGACAAAAGTGGTAATTAATTTTTCTTCGCCGAAAAGTCCAGGGTATACAGTATTTGAGTCTTCTACCTCAAACATATACACAAGAGAATCTCTTTTTGAACATTTAATGATATTATTATCAGGAAGAATAGCAGAAGAGATATTTTACGGAGTTTCCGTAACAACGGGAGCTTTGAATGATTTCGAAGAGGCATTAAAGTTGGCGGAAAAGATGGTTATTTATTATGGTATGGGAACAAATGTAATATATCCGAGTTCGAGCGATAAGTATAAGGAATTGATAGACACTGATGTGATAGAATTAATAAACAAAGCATATAGTTATTCTGAAATTATATTAAGAAAATCTAAAAAATTAATCCAAGAAACGTCTGAGATATTAAAGATAGACAAATATTTGAGTGCTGCTACAATTCATGATGTAATAAATAGAAACCACAATCATTTGTTAGATTTAAAGATAGAATTTATAACCGATAAGCGATAAAGGTTATACACATTTTTCATATAAAATAATAATTTATATGAAATAAAAACAAAAACAAATAAAACCAAAAACAAATTTATTAAATATCGAGACTTACGGTGTTACTAGCGGACTTTTGTCGTCGTCTACTTTTCTTAGGCATATTTCCATCTCCTTGTAACGATTTCAAATCACTTATGCTAATTGTGCTGTTATCATTAGTGTGTGATTGGTCTTGTTGTTGTTGAGCTCCTTGTATATTAATGTTTTTTGTTTTTAATCCAGATAAAATGTCTGAAATATCGCTAGGTCCTTTCATTTCAGGACGGAATTGTCGGGACAAATCAACTCTGTCAGCATTTTCCCGTATATTGATTCCATCATCTACAAAATTACTACGCCCCATATTTGCATCGGGACGTCTTGCAAAATTATTATTTCCGGGGCGTGAGATGGGTGTTGGCACAGCATTAGGGCCTTGCGTAGCCATTGGAGGAGGAGGTCCTTGACCTTGTGAAGTTTCGGGGTTCATCATATTAGACATAAACCCTGAAAACCCGGGACTAGATTGCGCCATGGAATTGACGGCAGCATTTTGAAATGAGCGCATAAGGTCAGGATTTTGGCGTAATATATCATCCATACCAGGCATCGCACTCTTGAACATGGTATTAGTCATATGAACCATCATGGCACTTCCACCAAGTTGAAAGAGTAATTTGAGCTCGGGTGACATTGTGGCCTTTGATTTATATTTATCATACAATTCGCCGAATATTTCATCGTAATCGGTGACATTTTCATTCACTTGCTCGCTCCAACCATCTAATTTAATATCAAAAGGGTCGAATCTTCCATTTAAAAACTCGATACCATTAATGCACGCCATAAGCATATTACCTTGAAATTTAACAGAGTTATTTTTGGCCTTTTCCTCGATAATAGTCTCATATTCCCCCTGCATTTCTTGAAGCGGAGAGTCCATATTGTATTTTTTAGAGAGCTCGACGCCTTTCTTTTCTAGTGCCTCCAACTTTCTAAGAAACTTAAATTTCTCTCGAAGCAATTCATCCTTATTCATTTGTGGTTGAGATGAAGCCGGTCTATCAGGATTCATAGGTATATTATTAAATTTGCCATATCCATCCCATGTTTTAGCTTCTGTTGATGTGTCGGCAGTAGATTTTCCGATTGAAGGTGACTCAGTGTCAGTAAATTTAACGGAGTGTTTGTTCTCATTAGAAGTATCTATGCCGCTAAACAAATCAGATTTTGTTCTAAATCCGCTCGCAGGAATTTCTTCTACAAGATTATTCAATTCATTTTCTAAATTATTAAGGTCTTCTAAATCAATTTCGGTGTTTTGTCGTGAGCTTTCCTTTACTTTATCATTCATCAACAATTCAAGACCGCCACCAAAATTTGCAGATTTAAGGGAATTACCATTTCTTCCAGCAAAATCTAATTCAGATAAATCAGATAATTCAATTATATCACCCATTATTATTCATTAAATAGAACATATAATTTTAAGTAATACGAATAGAGATATATATATATTTATTTATAAGTTTTTATCTTTAATAAACCACAAGCCTTGTAAAAAAGAATCAGACAAGTCATCTTTTTTGGTATGTTTGCTAAAATATTCAATATGTGCCGAAAAAGCATGGTCTGCAGTAATTATTTCTAAACATTTTTGAATGCCTATTTGTTTTCTCTCACTATATTTAGTTTTGTCTGGTATATTAAAATCTTTAAGTTTATTTGATGCAGAAACAAACTCTATATGTTCTACAAAGATGGGTGTCATGATAAAATATTGAACAATCATGCCTTGTAATGTTTTCATACGATTTGCAATAGGTCCGATTTGATTTTCAATAATAACATAATCAATTGTATCTTCATTAGAAAATAAACTATCAAATTTGGTTTTAATATTATATCCTACATTAATTAAATCCACTTTGCTTGCGTTAACAGACTCAATTGCTTGAAAATAATTATTGTATGCATATTGTTTAATAATTGTGACTAATTCAGCTTTTTTTGGCGATTTTTCATGAACAATACCATATTTCTTTGCTATTTCTAAAAGGGATTGTATTTTTTGTTTTTGAATAGATGTCGGGTGTAATTCTTTT